TGGCAGATTTGCAGGCGTGCATGGTGGACAGCTGGGAAGTGTGGGACGACTTTGAACCGCTGATGGTGCGACCATTTGGCTGGCGTCCGGTGTGGATTGGTTATGACCCGGCAAAGGGTACGCAGAACGGCGACAGCGCCGGTTGCGTGGTGATTGCGCCGCCGATTGTTCAGGGCGGTAAGTTCCGTATTCTGGAGCGTCACCAGTGGCGCGGGCTGGACTTCCGCGCCCAGTCTGCCGCTATCGAAAACCTGACCAAACAGTACAACGTGACCTACATCGGTATCGACTCAACCGGCGTTGGCCATGGCGTATACGAAAGCGTGAAAGGCTTTTTCCCCGCAGCGCGTGAGTTTGTCTATAACCCAAATGTGAAAAACGCCCTGGTGCTGAAAGCCTACGACATTATCAGCCACCGCCGTCTGGAGTTTGACGCGGGCCACACCGACATCGCCCAGAGTTTTATGGCCATTCGCCGTTCCACCACAGCCAGTGGTAACCGCCCGACTTATGAAGCCAGCCGCAGTGAGGAAGCCAGTCACGCCGATTTAGCGTGGGCAACCATGCACGCCCTGTTTAACGAACCGCTGGAAGGTATCAACGCCAGCAATACCAATATTGTGGAGATTTTTTAATGGGCAAGCGTAAGAACCGCCAGCCAGCACAGCAGCTGCGCACCCAGCAAGAACAGGCCCATGCCGAGGCGTTTTCATTTGGTGACCCTATCCCCGTTCTGGACCGTCGCGAACTGATGGACTATCTGGAATGTGTGCAGATGGATAAATGGTATGAGCCGCCTATCAGTTTCGATGGACTGGCACGTACATTCCGTGCGGCTGTTCATCACAGCTCCCCCATCTTTGTTAAGCGCAACATCCTGACCAGCACATTTATCCCACACCCGCTGTTAAGCCAACAGAAGTTCAGCCGCTTTGTTCAGGATTTTCTGGTATTTGGTAACGCTTATCTGGAACGTCGCACCAACCGCCTGGGGCAAACTTTGTCACTGGAACCGTCCCTGGCCAAGTACACCCGCCGTGGTACTGATTTTGAGACTTACTGGTTTGTGCCCGGAAGCTACGGGACTGAACCGTATCAATTTGAAACGGGGAATGTGTTTCATTTGCTTGAGCCAGATTTAAACCAGGAAGTTTATGGTCTGCCGGAATACCTTAGCGCCATCCCGTCTGCACTATTAAATGAATCAGCTACCCTGTTTCGCCGCAAGTATTACCTGAATGGCAGCCATGCAGGCTTCATCATGTACATGAGCGACCCGGCCCAGAACCAGTCTGACGTAGATAATATCCGTGAAGCGCTGCGCAAATCTAAAGGGCCGGGCAACTTCCGCAACCTGTTTATGTACAGCCCGAACGGGAAGAAGGACGGCATCCAGATCATTCCCTTATCAGAAGTCGCGGCCAAAGATGAGTTTCTGAATATCAAAAACGTGTCACGTGACGATATGCTGGCGGCGCACCGCGTACCTCCGCAGATGATGGGGATTATCCCGAGTAATGTTGGTGGGTTTGGGGATGTGGAGAAGGCGAGCAAGGTTTTTGTACGTAATGAGCTGATACCGTTACAAAAAAGATTGGAGGAGTTAAATAATTGGTTAGATGATAAAATAATACAGTTTTCGCAATATCATTTCGAATAGATAGTAAAAGTACGCCATAAGGCGTACTAGTTTAATTAAAAAGAAAGCAACTCTCTTAAATTTTTATGCAATCTATTTAATCTTGCGTCGGTTAAAACATGCCAGCGCCAAAAAATAGAAAATGGGTATGAAACTTTGCAAATAATATTCAGTCTATCTAAAGCATCGGAAATCTCGGCATCTGTAGACCGCTGATTAACCAACGTCATTCTAAGCTCCATATAGTAAGCAAAGTCATTTTGAATCCTTTCCATTAAGTTTTCTTTAGTAATGCCTCTAAAACCAGTATTTTCAGAGTTATAACACTCTTTTAATAGTCGAACAGTATTGCTAGTTTGTTCAGACGGATTATCTGAACTTGCCCTTACATCAATAATACCGTTAACTGAATTACCTGCAAGATGAATTATTTCTTCAAAAACATTAGACTCTGGCTTCGTACAATCCAATAAATTAACATGTTTATTACTTTTTATACTATTACAGCGACTACAGGAATAAAAGAGGTTATGCCAACCGTATAGAAGGTCTTTGGTTTTTCCATGGGGACGAAAATGCTCAACCTCAGGATCTGATAGGTCACCTTGTTCGCAAAGATAACATTTATCATGAAAAATACTTCGTAGCCTATCTATAATTTCTGGGCTATTGTATGTATTCCGAGCTAAGTCTTGTGGCTCAGGATAAGATCTTATCACATTGAACATTACCCTCTCACTCCTCTAAGTCAAGACGTTTGCTTTTAGCAAGCGCAAGAGTGGCACGGGAACGTGAGTCTAAATTATCAATATTTTTCTCTAATAAATTAACAAGAGAATCAAATCTCATAGTGAAATTATTTACATCAGTTAAATTTAGCAATTCATTAACTAGTAGTTTTAATCTTTCTGACTCCTCACTTTCCCCAAGTAATCCTTTTACAATAGAAGTATACGAATAAAGAGATAGATCCTCCATTTGCTCATAGTTGCTAAGATTATAGATGACAGCATCAGAAACAGACTGTAGAACAAACGGCGAGTGTGTTGATATTATGAATTGAACATTTGGAAATGATTTTGAGAAGAATGAGAATACTTTCTTTTGTAGAGTCACATGTAAGTGAGCATCTATTTCATCAATTATCACAATCCCGAGCATATCATTTTTCCCAACCTTACCCATTTCAGCTTTAATAAGCAAATGAGCGTAAATGCTAAGAATTGAAGAAAAACCAGATGAAAGTTGATTCATGCAGAATGGTTTTTTATTATCTTGCACAATATAAATTTTTAACTCATCAAGATTGAAATCTAATTTCAAGCTAGAATCTTCAAAAAGTTCCTGTAAATCTTTTTGGATACTTCCAATCGTACCAAAGACCCGCTCATAATCTTCCACATCCCCATTAGCTTTCTTTAGCAAAGAGTAATTCCAAATTGTGATGATATAGCGCTCGAATAATTGCCCTGCATCAAAATTAAAATCTTGTGAATTACCATTATACTCTAGCAATAATGTATCTCTGCTTGTTATCCGACCATCATTATAAATATTAGCCGCTCTCATTGCCGGAAAGAAATACATGAACGCAGATCTATTCTTGATCTTATCCTTAAAGCCGAATATATCATTAAATTCTAGATTGAATTTTTCAAAAGAATTAATTTGATTTTTTATTTCTATTATAGAATTAGTAAACTGATCGTAACTTCCAGTTCCCGGTGTAGTAGTAGACAATGCTGATTCAGTTTGCCTCAGGTTTTTATTCATATTTTCAATGGTTGGAACATCATAAGAAAAAATTATTTTATCTATTTGTTCTTTTATCTTAGTTAGAAATCTAGTCTTACCTGCACCATTATTTCCAGTAATAATTAAATTTTTTCCATTGAGACATATTTTATAACTTACGTTATTAAATTCATCTATTCCATTGATATTATCTATTGTATATTTCAAGTTAACCTCGATTAAATAAATTTGGATGATCATATCATCCATGACATCAAGTAGATCTTCAAGAGATAACGCCCACGCGCGCAATGGTAGCCCCGCCACGCCTGCCCGCTTCGTGTAATGGTTTTCATGCAGGTGCCTGATATACGCAAAAGCCCGCCAATACTGGCGGGCCATAGCAGTTGCGATCCTTTTGAGATCATGCGAATCCATGCGCTATAGACATGCAGTGACTACGCATGGCTTGTGACGCCATTTGGGAGGGGATTTCCCTAGCAGAAATTCTCTAATGCGTGCTTTCATCTTGCCCTACTCCGAAATCATTTAGTCTGGAAACCAGATCACTTGTCAGTTCTGACAACCAAGAAATGGCAACCTCTTTATCGTCATCGCTGCAATCGGAGCTGGCGACCAGTCGGGCCATAAGTTCTATACGCTGAAGTGCAAGTGACTCCATGAACAAATCGTTCACAATCCCCTCCCAATACCACTGTTTATATATACAGTACATCATATGTAATTAAAGCTGAAACACTTTTTTACTCAGCTAAGCCTTTGATTAATTGATAGCCTTAATACCACTCCCGCCACTTCTCATCTTCCTGCAAGCGTTGGTTCTTATAGAAAAGTCGCATGCCTGCACCTGACGGGATGCTTCCACCCCGCAGAAGTAAATCTGTCTCTTGTTCATTGCCTTCAAAGCCTCTTATCCTCAGTTCTGCCTCAAGCTGGCCTCGCTGATGGTCAGTAATTTCCTGCTTATATCCCTGTCGCCGTTTCGGCCTGACCGTTTTCAGCCTGGCATTCAGCGCCCGCAGGTCTTTTTTGCTCATGCTCTGGAAGTCTGGCGGCGTTTCCTGTTCGTGCTCACCAGGCGAATCACCCTCCAAATGGTTTATTTTTTCAACAAGGGGACAGTTATTGCCACGAGTCCAAGGGGCGCTAGCGCCCTGGTCGGCTGTCGCCTCCTTAACTTCAACGGCCTTACGAACCTTTTTCCACTTCACCGCGTGCGTGCAAATGCGGCCCTGCGTCAGCGGGGACCAGACGCCATAAATGCGGATACCGTGATCGCCGTAGGTGCTCGGTTCGTCGTTAAGCTCGTATGCCGTCCTGATAAGGTGATGTTTGCGTGGAACAAGTACGCCGCCCTGCTTCATGATGTAAGTGGCGAAGCAACCCACATCAGCTGCGGCCAGAACGGCATCCAGACGAGAATCAGCCAGAACCGGCGCACCTGCTTTCTTATCGTTACTCTGTCTCGCTGCCTGACCTGCCAGTAAACGCAGCTCGCGATATGCCTGCCGCCCCGGAATACCAAAAAAACGGAACTGCTGGACGCGATGCAACGACGCCCACGCACTAACGTATTCGGCGTTATCGCGCAGTGATCTGCCCGTTTCCTTGCTGATTTCTTTAGCCAGTCCGCGTCCATCAATGTTTTTACTGATGTATTTAGCGATGTAGCTTGTCGGGGTGCCTTTGCGTGGATTGATAAGCTCCGACTTAAAACGCGGTCCCGTGTTATTACCCAACTCCTCGCGGTCTGCACGTATGGCGAATTTACGCAGTAGCGCAGTGATTGAGCGACGTTCTTTTTTGCGCATGAAGCACAACAAGTGCCAGTGCACGGTACCGTCATGGTGTGGCTCGGCAACGCGGACGCCATACCAGCGCAGCCCTGCTTTGTGCATTGCCTTACGGAAAGCGGCAAACGTATCAACCAGGTAGTCACTGCTCTGACGGACTGTTTCGCCGGTCCACTTCGGATTGGGTCTGCCGTTACTGAGGGTTGCGTGAAAACGTGACGGACAGGTGATGGTATAAAACACGGCACAGTCACCGCGCATTTCTGCGATAAGCTCCTGCCCTTTAACGCAGGCCATCATTTCATTGCGACGGTGTGCCGGATTACTGCTGCTGGCATTCACAACTTCTTCCATATCCAGTGTGTCACCGTCCTCATTGATAAGCTCATGCGAACGGAAAAACTCCAGTGATTTCCGGCGCTGCTCACGCTTATGGATCACGGCTTCATAACTGACGTACGGGGAAGCTTTTTTATTCACCAGGCAAACGGCGCGCAATTGTTCTTCTCGCCATTCGCAGCGTATTTGCCATAGCTTGCGATACCACCAGTCCGCACAAAGCATACGCGCCAGCGAACCCGGTATAAGGTCATAAGGTACGGGCTTGCGACGGCGATTTTTACGGCGCAGCTTTTCGAAAGCTGGCGGGATAACATCTAAACGCATTACCTCAGCAGCAACCCTTTCCCATGACTGTCGGATTTCTTCCGGCTTAACGTCATCGGTGACAAACATATCGTTGCAAGCCGCGTCCAGACACATGCTCATATGTGCGGCAACCAGCGTGGATAATTGCTTAACCTGGTTCTGGTTCATTTGAGTCATAACCAGCAGCCCCTCAAGGCCGTCATGGCTTGCCATGAAACGGAAAGAAGCAGAAACCTGACTGTCACGCACGCACTCCAGCCGCTCAAGGCAAGGCGTGATTGTTTCGCGCAAATAACGGGAATAAGCCTTAGGCCTGCCCAGGCTTTGGAAGTATTTAATACGCTCAAGCAGCGGCTTGCTGATGTGAGATGGCTGGGCATTAACATCAGCAATAATCACCAGGTCGGGATTAAAGCGCTGCTGTTCGCGTGCCATTTTGGCGCGGCTTATTAGTTTGTCCTGCTCCATTTCACGATGGATAGGATCACGGGATTCATTGTAGAAATAACGGTCCCAGACCTCATCATTCAGTGCTTCACGGCGCAGCTGTTCCTGCTCATTATCAGCAGCATAAAGAGTGATCAGGTTTGAAAGCGCGGAATCCGGCGCAAACTCAGGCGGTTCCAGATAGGGGTTAATAGCTTTCTTAGGTGCATTCCATGAAAGGGATACGGCGGCCTCATTTGAGCCGCCGGTGTTATTATCTACCGTTGTGGAAGGCTTCAATGGATGACTCCATTACGGCTAGCAGTCACAGCGCGCCTCCGCTGTAATGTTTCCCTTTTAGTTCTGCGATTTCCTGGCAGGTAACGCAGCACTGAACGCCGGGAAGCGCACTTCGGCGTGCCAGAGGGATTGGCGTGTCGCAGTCGATACACAACACACGGGAAACACCTGGTGCTTTTGTTCGGGCGATATGGATGTTGCGCTGTAGTTGTTCTTCAACACGTTGCTGTACGAGATCCATGGAGTCAGCCATTAGTGCAGCTCCTGTGATTCGTTTTCGTAACGAACTGCCTCACGGCGCAACAACTCAGCCGCTTCAGCACCCGTCATGCCCTCGTTCAAAATGTGGATTGCCAACGACTCCATACGGATTGAAACAGCAAAAGCGCGGTCTTTACGCTCATCCATACGGACTTCGGTCAGCAATGTGGTCAGTCCTGCATCGTCATGACCTGTTTTTGTTTTACGTATCTGGATATTTCGCATTTGTATTTCTCCTGAATTTGGGCAAAAGAATGCCCGGCGAGTTGACGCCATTAATTTCTGTTATTGGTTAATTCGGCATGGTTAACCGTTTAGGAAATAAGCTCACCACTGCACGAAAATGATTCATTGCTTTAATCAATTCCCACTTTTCGTCAGTAGTCAGATCATTAATATTGACGCTATGACGGTCTGCCGGAATTTTTGCCATAAAGAATATGGCAGCCAGTGCCCTCTCGTTCTGTCTATGATTAATGTCGCGCGAATCGCGCATCACATTAATAAACCTTTCAAGCTCCGGCTCAATATTAAGGCCAAATACCTTAGCTCTTAGTTCCGCTATATGGTTCAGTCCCTCCAGGCGTTTACCGGGACTTAGTGGAACAGTCGCCGCAGCGCCTTCGATAGCCATGACTTATCCTGTTTTGTTGTGGACAACTCAGCCAAAAGCTCATTTTGAGCGTGGCATGGGTGCCAGTATTTGCCATCCTTCCCCATAATCCAGCCGTGCCCGAAACTAGGCTGTTGGGGTGGTGGTGATTGTCGTTTTAAGTAACAAACAAAGGCCTGCATGATTCCTCCTTAAACAATGCCACCAACAGCGGAAACTACATCTACAGCAGCTGCCATCACAGGCGTGGTTTGTAACCGCGCTTCAATAGTCAGCATGATGAGGGAGAGATTACGTATGGCGTGATTTGCACGTTCGCGAATAACATTCTTGCGGTATTGCGTCATCGGTTCCGATGATATCGCTTCGTTAGCTATCGAGCCGATCGCAGCAGTAGCATTTAATGTGCAAACAGGTACGTTGCTGGTCTTCGCTTCGTTATGAGGTACAGAAGGAAGGCAGTTTATCTGCGCCAACATCCCATCGAGCAACGTCGCGTCTTCGGTGTAGTCTGTTATCGCCAAAAGCTCATCAACGGTAAGTCGATGTGGTTGCTCTGGGTTTAGCTTGTTTCGTAACACCTGAGGACGACGGCTAATTGCAGCAGCGATATCCTCAAGATTGTGCTTTAACGCGAAAGCTCGGCACGCCATATCAAAATGTGATTGTGTAGCGACTTTGAAATCAAACATTGTCATTCACCCTATCTATATCTCAATATCGAACTACGCGTACGTGATATTGCAGTTTGAAAGGGCATCAACAGTTAAAATTGCCATGTTGATCATTACTTTTTCACGCTTTTTGTCCTTACGTAGCCGATGATGAGGAAGACGGCCATCAGCCAGCATATCTCTGACTGTTGTTTCACTTAACCCCGTGAGTTCACTGTATCTTTCAATAGTGACGTGGGGGGTGATGAGAGTAATTGAAATGTTAGGTCTCATAGTGCAACATTCCTCGTTTAACACTGATTAATCAGGACGAACACTGATCGTTTGCTTTTTGTGAACACCAGAAACATACGATCGCTTTGTGAAATCGTCAAGATAAATGTTCACTTGGAGTGACTGTGAATCTCGAAAAAGGCGGACGTGGCGCTATTGAGCGCATGGTAGAAGCGTATAATTTTAAGACAAGGCAAGCACTTTGCGACCATCTGGGCATATCAAAAAGTACGCTTGCAACCCGTTATATGCGTGACTCTTTCCCCGCTGAATGGGTGATTCAGTGTGCTCTAGAAACTGGTGTCTCGCTGAAATGGCTTGCAATCGGACAAGGCAAGAAAGAAAGTTCACAAAAAGAAAACACCATAGAACTTGAGAAACATGTTTTATCGGCAGGTAGACTACATGTGGCAGGTTCTTACATCTTCGATAAAGCATTTCTTCCAGAAAATCTTAGAAAACCGATTGTGGTAACGGAAGATAATTCAGAATTTATCTGCGATACGGAATATGAAGATGTGCGTGATGGTAAATGGATTCTGAGCATTGATGGCGAGGTTCTGCTTAGGACTATAACTCGAATTCCTAGAAGCCGACTTCTAATCGATGGAGGCAATCGCTCTTTTGAGTGTTCATTAACAGATATAGAAATCATCGCAAAGGTGCTTATTAGCTGCATCAAATGAAAAGGATAACAATATGAATATAGGCTGGGAAGATCTAAATAATATTGAATGTACGCGATGGAAATTCCAAAAAAGTGACCGTGTACGAAGCGACTTTCATTCTTTCAAAATATCTAGAGATAATAAACTAGCTTTAAAAATTGAAATAACATATAAACCAACAGCGTTACAAACATCAAATATTAGTTATTTCCATGAGCCAAAGAGAAAGGCAGGCGAAGTATATACCATTGATGGATATTTACATCTAACTAATATTTACGCTCCAAGTAAAACACTCGAATTATTAGGTATCTCGCTTATAAGCTCTAACATTAGAACATATCATGACGAAACAACAGCAACTATAACCTGTGCAATTTTATCTATAAATGAAGTAAACAATTCAAAAGATGACATTGAGGAATCTAATTTTACATTAGATTGGATTACAAATTTAGACATTAGTAACTACATGTGGAGTTCAGGGGTAAAAGAAACTAAAGAAAGTACTATCACACGTATTTTTTCATCTCAAAAAAAATCTATTTCTTTCATGCAAAGTTCTGAATCGATATCAAACAATTCAAACAATTGCTGTATTAGAGTACAAGATGTAGATATTTTCTTTGGCACAACTGACTGTTCAGAAATAGATAAAAAATACAACCCTGGATTCATACTGTACAGTAAAAATTGCGATAATGAGTTCCGCAAAAAGGTTAGAAATGCTCTTTCATTTATCTTAGGTTGTAAAATAATTCATATTGCAAGCTCATTAAAAGATAAACATTATAATTCTATTGAATTCGAAATACATACACAATCAACGATCAATGAGTTATATCACACTTCATACAATCACCCTCCATCTCCTTTGTACCCATCCGGAGCTAGCTATGCGTATTTAGGGGAGGATGAAATCAGCTTAATGACAGAAAAAATAATTTCTGAATATGACAAATATGATTTCAATCATTTCTCTTGGATTTATTGGCATGCAATAGCCTCCCCGTTACATTTAAAAGGGGTCGGCTTTGGTGCTACCTTAGAATTCATTCAAAGAAAATATATTGAGCAAAACCCTAGCTCATTTGACACTAAACTCATTAGCAAGCAACAATGGAAAATATTGCATCAATCATTATTATCCGTAGTCAATAGTGA